GCCACAAGCGGAGGAAGCTTCCGTGCCGGTAGGCACTCAACTTCATAGGAGGAACCAATTCCCCGGCAGCACGCGTATAGATCGCGTAAGCCGGGAGCGCGTAGTCACCATGATGGGGGAGGGTAATATCTCGCCTCCCCTTAAGTGAAAACGTCGCAAAGCGAGAGCCTGCAAAGCCGCGATCGCGGATAGACTTATTCTTCTTGGGAATGTATTCCCCAAGGAGATGTCCGTCCCCGTAACCGTCGGGCCCCCAGAGGCGCAGCGAGGGGTGGATCTTGTCGACCACCCAACCTGCAAACTCATCCAGTCCTCGACGCACGTAGTAATTGTGCAAGAGGAAGAGGCTCCGTCCGCTCACCCACGACTTAGGGTAATGCGGACGAACGTTATGTCCCAAGTACCAGTCGCTCCCACAGGATTCCCGGAAGGGGCCCGTGGAAAATGATTTCTTCTCGTTTACTACGAACCCGGCGCTCCGAAGGAGCTCCGTGACTTCATCAAACCGCCCGGATGGGCATATGATGTCGTCGCCGTAGACGGATACCGTCTCGTGCGAATCGCAGCATGCACTGGTAAGAGCCCAAAAGATCAAGGACTCTAGCGGGAACGTATAACCGTTCCCCATGCTTGAGAACTTCTCCAACTTAATTCGCCTCCCGGCGTAAGTTACAAAACTCGAGCGAAAACGAGCCAGAAGACTGGCCCACTCGAGTGGGAGAAGGTGATAGACGAGCTCAAGCGCTACGCTATCTGAAGCGGCTGATAGGTCAAGGGTTGCTAAAGCCCCTGTTAACGACCCGAAGTTGGCCAGATCCTGGTTAAGGGTCTGGTCCTTCAAATCGATACCTGCTTTCCGCAGTCGGCGTGTCATAATGTCACCGATACCCAGCTGGGCAATCCCGTTGATCACGGGTTCGACGACGACACCCCGGTACGTTTTATAGCTCTTGGGAACGAATTCCAAGCGGCCATCCTCAATGAGGACAGGCACGCTTGCCCAAAACTCACTGGCCCACTGGCGAAGCTCGAGATCACTCCCGGGCCCAAAGTCGGCTGCCATGTCGTCTGGAAACTCATCCCAGACGTATGCGTCAGCCCATACCTTTGTCAGTGATGGGACCTCAGCCAATACGGCAGCTGCCGCAGGCAAGGCGTTTTCGCTACACGATGCCCCCGACGCCAGCTTGGCGCGGATGGAGGCATCAACTTTCTTTGTTTTAGTCGTAGCACCGCCTCCGAAACGGTACCCGATCTCCTCAAAAGACGGAGCGGGACCAAGTACAGCGGCAATCTTCTGCGATGCGAGGTAAAACTTCGCCTCAATGTCTGATCCGAAGGAGTAGGACCCCTTCTTCCAGGCACGGAACATGCAGTTAATCACCGAGCACAGTTCCTCGGAGTCCATAAAGGACCTTACGGCTGCTGCTTCACGGTCGAGACCATGAAACTTCAGGTCTTCGATTTTTGTGAAGAAAGCCTGGGCCTGGCGAGCATGATAAAGCTCGTTCGGATCCCAGCTGGCCGATGGGTCTATGGAATGCTCGCACACGCCCCGGATATCCCCTCTGTGAAGTAGCTTTATCAGCTCCTCCCCACGGGTTCCGGCTAGGCGGGCGTGCATCAGTGCGATATCGCGGTAGACGTCGAGGGAATCTACAGGCGATAGTTCTTCAACCCAGTTTGCTGAACTTAGCATAAATCCTCCATAAGAGTATACCGGCAGTTAGCCGGTGTCAGGGTTGAATGGTCGGTCAGGACACTTGGATCAGCTGATCGAAGAGTTCTGGAACCGGACCCGTGGTAACAGGCGCGACGGATGTCGAGATGTTACCAGCCAGGTTGACGGCGATTTGCCGCGACAACCTGCGACCCGTCGGAACCGAGCGTTCGTGGTAATAACCCACGACCTCGGTGGTATCAGTGTAGGCGACCTTGGGGGCCGCCGTGTACCCGGCCGAGTTTTGGCCGTTCACTGCTTCCATGACGGGGACCTCGGCTCGGCACGTGACACGGAACACGCCTGACGGAAGCTTCCGCTTCGTCATCGTGGCCCGAATCTGCGCGTAGTCGGGAACCCCAGCGAGGGACTCCTTCCACACAGCGACGGTTGTGCCGTCTTTCAGCTTCTCGATACCTTCCCCAACGAGGGTGTGGGTGACCGGGGTAGCTGCGCCGTCAAAGACGGTGATATTGGCTTGTTGGCTCATTTTCTCTTCCGAAAGGGTGAAAGGGACAGGCTACTTGCTCCAGACTTTGGAGCCAGTAAACACCTGCGTGAGTAATGCCAGTCCATTCGCGCAGTGTTGCCAAGAGGCAGCTTCCGCGAGAGACTTAACGTTCGGCATCGGAACGCTGAGGGACGTAGAAGGGGTCCCACGGAAATACTCAACCGTGCGTCTACACACACTAGAGGGGCCAGGCCCATAGGTAGCGGACGTAGGGGGGCCCGATAGGGCAGAGTACTTGTCACCAGTGATGAATTTCCCCGTTAGGCGGGAGGACAACGCTCGTGCTTCCAAGTAAGAACCGATCGGTATGATCCAATCGGCAACGAACGAGAAAGGGAGCAGCTCCCAAGCGACTAACTCTGGATCATTGAGACCCAGAAGAGCGGGAACAGAGCTATCAAACTCTGAGATACGTGCTGTCAAATACCGGGTGTGATCCCGGGCGATGACGTATGTAACGTCACCATTCGAGTACGTAGACACGTCCGAGCGCTTTTTATTCACCTTAACCCGGTAGGTGGTGCGCATCGGGACATTAAGTTGGTGTGCTAGCGCTTGCGCGCCGTCACGGACATCCCCCAGAAGGGGGAGCCATCCATACTGGAGCTCTAACCAGTTAGATGCCAAAGTACCGGATTTACTCTTGCGAGCCTTCACAGGCTGACGAGAACCGGCAAGGAGCACAGAG